TCCCGAGGGGGACAACAGGGCGCAAGGGTAATGCCAGCGTGAACGACTAAGTGAGAAGACACCCGAGAGGGTGAAGCGATAGTCTGAACTGCATTTATAACCTAACGATGAAGATGCAGATTAACAACTTGCAAATTGGGCTATGGTGGTACTAAATCCGAGATGGAAAGATTGCTTAAGGATGCGGCAGAGTTAGAGGGATATAAGCTTGACGCTTTTGATATCAATAATTTTGCAGACATCGTTGACGCGATCCACATCGTCCAGGAAAACATGGGCATTACAGGCACGACAGCAAAGGAAGCAGCGCAGACCTTCTCCGGCTCTCTTTCAGCCATGAAAGCAGCAGCTTCTAACCTCATGGGGAACCTCGCACTCGGTCAGGATATAGGTCCCTCGCTCCAGGCACTCGGCGAGAGCGTTAACACCTTCCTTATTGGGAACCTCTTCCCTATGGTCGGGAAAATCCTCGAACAGCTTCCAACCCTGTTAAAAGATGCTATCCCTATGATTACGGACGCACTTGTCCAAGGGTTACCGCAGATAATATCCGGCGGCGTTCAGCTTATGATGGGACTGGGTGACGCGATCCTTTCCACGGACTGGATCGGGCTCGCTGGTCAGATCGTGGGCGCTCTTGTTACAGGAATACAGGAAACGGCGGCGGCTATCTTCGGCGAGGGCGACCCTATCCCTATGATGAAAGAATCGATCCTTGCGGCAGTAAATGAGCTCGGCACTCTGATAACCGAACAGGCGCCCGCCTTTCTGCAGTCTGGTACGGATATAATCGTCGGCATAGTTACAGGCATAGGCGAGGCACTTCCCGAGCTTATCACTGCAGCGGCCGAGATAGCGAGCTCTCTGCTTACTACTCTCGTAGAGTCTGCCCCTACTCTCTTGAGCGCGGGCGTTGATATGCTGGGCGCTCTGGTGAATGGCTTGTTATCGGCCGCCCCTTCCGTCATATCAGCGGCGGCGACTGCAGTCGATACACTCCTTAAAACACTCACAGCACAAGCCCCGACGATCCTCTCCAAAGGTCTCGAACTGTTAAATAGGCTGGTGGACGGGATAGTTTCAGGGCTTCCGAAGCTGGCGTCTACTGCGGCGAACCTGGTAAGCACTCTGCTAAAAACGATAGCGTCTAATCTGCCCCAGCTCCTTAAACAAGGCGGGGAGCTGCTGGGTAAATTAATCGCCGGGATAATTGAGAAAATCCCTGATTTAATTGCGGCAGTACCGAAGATATTCACGGCTATAAAGGACGCCTTTGCAAATACTGACTGGATCAGTTTAGGCAAGGATATTATTAACGGAATAATCGAAGGCGTTAAGGCTATGCTCGACGCGCTGGTAAACGCCGTAAAGAATGTGGCGTCGAAGGCTTACGAGGTTATCAAGAACTTCTTCAAGATCGGCAGCCCTTCGAAGCTTATGGCTGACGAGATCGGTAAACAGATACCCGCCGGTATCGCGGTCGGAATAGAAGCAAACGAGGACAGTGTACTTAAGGCTATGAACGACCTGTCAGCTATCACGGCGGGAGCTTTTAACGCAGACTTCCAAGCAAGCACACCCGCCAGCGAGACGACTAACCTCGGCGGCGTGACAATAAACATAAACGGCGAAGGGCTCAACTCCAGAGAGATAGCTCTCGAAGTCGAGGCAATACTTACCCAGAGATATAGTTCAGCGAGGTATAGGTTCGCATGATTAACTCTATTTTCTATGATAACAAAAGTTTAGCAGACTTCGGTCTGTATATCTCCGGCCACGGGACGTTTAACGCTCCCGCCCGGAGAGTATCTTACGTATCAGTTCCGGGACGTAACGGAAACCTTACCCTCGACGAGGGCGCTTACGAAAATACAGAGGTTACTTACGTTTCATATATCCCCGAAGGCATGAAACTAAATACAGAAGGGCTTCGCAATTTTTTAATGACAAAGGCTGGCTATAGAAGGCTCGAGGACACTTACCACCCCGACGAGTACAGACTCGGGCGCTACGTTCAGGGGCTCGAGGTTGAGCCGTCGCAGATGCACGTAGCGGCTACGTTCTCGCTTGTTTTTGACTGTAAGCCCCAGCGGTTCCTTAAAGAAGGCGAGCTCGCTATAGAAGTAACAAACGGCAGCATACTATTTAACCCCGAAGATATGACCGCCCTCCCCCTCATAAGGGCATATGGAGCGGGCACTTTTAATATCAATGGCTACGCTGGTACGATCGGAAGCGGAGCGGCTTACACGGATATAGACTGCGAGAGCCAGGAAGCTTATATGGGGACTGTATCACGAAATAGTGATTTAACTCTGGTTAACGGCTTCCCGAAGCTCACGCCGGGAGATAATAATATAACCTTCTCCGGCTTTTCTAAGGTGGAGATAACCCCGAGGTGGTGGCGCTTATGACTCCTATCCTATTCGAAGCTAATACCCAAAACTTTACAAACCAAGGGCTCGGAACCCTGACAGACGCGACGGCCTGTATCGTAACAGAAGAGCGAAACGGAGCGTATGAGCTCGAGATGGAATACGTCGAGGGCGGCGCTCACTTTGAGGATTTAAGGGTATCGCGGATAATACTCGCCAAGCCTTCACAGCTTGCCACTCCTCAGCCCTTCCGCATATGCAGAATAACAAAGCCCTTAAACAAGCGGGTACAGATATACGCGCAGCATATCTCATACCAGCTTACTCATATACCAGTAATACCCTTTACCGCGGACAGCGCTTATAACGCCCTGAATGGGTTGGTCACAAACTCCGTAGGGACTAACCCCTTCACGGTACAGACCACAGTTTCAAAAGCTGGCACTTTCGCACCCAAGGCTCCCGCGTCGTTCCGTAATATGATCGGAGGAATGGAGGGCAGTATCCTCGACACCTTCGGCGGTGAGCTTGAATGGGATATGTATACCGTCAAACTCCATGCTTCACGTGGAACAAACAGAGGGCTTACTCTTCGGTATGGGAAGAATATAACAGACATAAATCAGGAAGAGTCTATCGAATCGACGATAACGGGCTTACTTCCCTACCTTAAGGATCAGAACGGCGTAATGCTCTATTTAACTCCGCCCACAGTGGAAAGCCCGACGGCGGCAAACTACCCTTATCCTCGTAACGTAGCCTTCGATACCGGCTCTTATGTGGATGAGAAGACGATCCGAGACGAACATCCCGGAGCAAGTGAGGCAGAGATCGAGGACTTACTCCGCGCGGCTATGCTTTCGGCTGCGCAGAGCTATATAGCAGATAATAATATCGGCGTGCCTGACGTATCTATCGACGTCGAGTATATTAATCTCGGCGATACGGAAGAATATAGCGATATAACGGGTATCTTTGCACAGGCGGCGCTCTGCGATACCGTCGAGGTTACTTTTGAGCGTCTGGGGATATCCACCGCGGCGAAGATCGTTAAAACCGAGTATAACACTCTGCTCGAAAGATACGAGCGTGTCACTATCGGAACGATACGCCCCTCCCTCGGTGGGACCATAGCGGAGATACAGAGCCAGGCAGAAGCCATAGGCGGCGATATAGAAACCGTCGAGGATGATATCCTTAACCAGGTTATAGGCGACATAGCGGCAGCAGTCTCGGACGCGACAAAAGCCATAACTGGACAAGATGGCGGCTACGTTAAAATCAATTATGACGAGAATAACAGACCCTTCGAGCTTCTGATAATGGATAACCCCGACCAAGATCAGGCGCTTAAAGTATGGCGCTGGAACCTCTCGGGGCTCGGCTACAGTACCACAGGATACAACGGTCCATATACTGCAGCATGGGTAAGGATAACAGACCCCTCAAGCCCTTATTATAATCAGACTATCTTTAATACCGATATGATAAGCGCGGGAACGCTCAGCGCGGCGAAGCTGATAGCCAGCTCGATAACAGCAGATAAGATAGCCACGGGCGCCGTCACGGCTGATAAGATATACGCCGGAGCTATCACAGCAAACAAGATCGCGGCGGGGGCGGTTACAGCGCAGAAGCTCGACACCTACGCCCTTTATGTTAACGGCACCCCTCTCGCTGGACTGACCTATGATTTTAGATCCACGTCGGACAATGGCGGTACAATGTGCTACTGGGGCGAAGACATAGCCAGGAGCGTGACGGAAATATCTACAAAGAAGCTCGCGGCCTTTGCGAGTATCGTGCTCTTTCCTAACATGATGCTTATCAACGCCAGCTTGTTTATTGAGCCAAATAAAGCAGTAAATGCGGATACTGAGATGTTTCAAATATCGGGCTTTAATATTAACGGCTTCGGCGGCGAGGCGGTAGCTCTCGGAATAAGGTACGGAGGCGACACCTTTAAAACGTTTGCGGCGAGCAATCTCAGCAGCTCGATAAGGGTACGCATAGCAGACGCCGTAGGCGCTTCCACCGCAAGCACTCCGCGCCGGTTCGACAGTGTATTCATTTTACCTATAACAAAACTATAGGAGGGCATAATGCAAACTATAAACCTTAACCTCATCCCTAAAGGGATACCCGACGTGGTCAATATGGGACAGTATGACGTCGGGCGGACGATCCAGCTCGCTCTCTATGATGGGGCGAGCCCTTACAACGTACCGCAGGACGCTACAGTCCAGATCGGCGGCAAAAAAGGCGATAATCATATCTTCGTTTATGATGATACGGACGGCGTGGTCTCGTGGTCTGGGAACGTGGTCACGATCACGAGCACGGAGCAAATGACAGCCTACGCGGGGGAAGTACTCGCACAGCTCCGCGTGGTTGACGGCGACAACGTGCTCGCTACCGTCAATTTTAAGATACTCATACAGCTCCGCCCTGATGCAGAAGGCGATATCTCCGAAACAGAGATACCTCCGCTTATCGCCCTGGCAAGAGAACAGGAAGCCAACGCGGCGGCAAGTGCTGAAGCGGCGGCACTCTCAGCACAAGCAGCGGCATTATCCGAGAACAACGCGTCGGCAAGTGCTACCACCGCAAGCAACAAGGCCGGAGACGCTGCAGCGAGTGCGACCACGGCAAGCAATAAGGCGGGAGAAGCGTCCACGAGTGCCACGACGGCAAGTAATGCGGCACTGTCTGCGAGTGGTTCAGCGACAGCCGCAAGCACAAGCGAAGCCAACGCTGAGGCATGGGCTAAAGGAACCAAAGGCGGGACACCTGTCTCCCCTTCTGACCCTCAATATAACGACAACGCTAAATACTGGGCGGGCAAGGCCCAAGAGTATGCAGTCGGTGGTGTCCAGTATAAGGGCTCGGTAGCTTTCCAGAATATCCCCGTATCGGGGATGGAAAACGGAGACTTTTATAACGTAACCGACGACTTTACGACGGACGCACGCTTCGCAGAAGGTGCGGGCAAGTACTGCTCCGCCGGTACTAACATAATCTGGGACAGTGCTATAGGCAAATGGGACATAGCAGGCGGTCTCGGCGGCGTGACGAGCTTTAACGGAAGGCGCGGGGATATAGTTCCGACGGCAAATGACTATACAGCCGCACAGGTACAGTTTGATAATAATACCAGCGTCGCGGATGAGCTCGAAAACAAGCAGAACAAGACACTCGACACTCCGATCACGATAGGCGACGCTTCAGCGACGACAGTCGAGGGCGCTCTCGGTGCTCTGAATACCGCTAAACCCGATACGACAGACCTCGGCTCTGCAGCTTTCGCAGACATACCCGAAAGCGGAGACGCGGCGGCTTCTGAAGTCGTTAAAGGCGACGACACAAGGCTCACCAACGCCCGGAACGCTGCCGACGTTTACGCCTGGGCGAAGGCGCCCACAAAGCCCACTTATAATGCGAGCGAGGTCGGAGCTTTAGCTGTTAACGGAAAGGCGGCGAGCGCAAGTACTGCCGATGAGGTAGGCCATGCGTTAAGAGTCGAAGGTAGTAATGGCAAAGGTTTCGAGTATGACGGTGGAGCCGTGTGCGCTATCGAGTACGTTAACGTGAGGCTCTGCGTAACTGCCGCTGGATGGTCGAATACGGTAGACGCCAACGGGTATTATACGCAAGACGTCTCGATACAGACAGGCAGCTATCAGCACTACGTAGACACTGACAAGCCTATACATATACAGATCACAGGATCAGCGGACGGTACAAGACCCACAGCGGCAGAGAGTGCGGCTTACAACATGGTTGACCCGACTACATACCTTGCCGATCCTGTAGCCTCTGCGGTCAGGTTCTACACGAAGACCAAGCCGACAAGCGATTTTTATATAAGGCTCGACGGAGTCTGTTGTTATAAAATCGGATGAAACAAACATTTTATTGATAAAAAAGGGAGGTGAATAGTATGGATTGTACTTTAGTGCCATCTAAGAGTGAATTAAACTCTTTTGGAACACCTGTTTATTTAACAAATGGTACGGATTATGTAACTCCTTGTGATGGCTATTTATTAATGATTATTTCTGGAGCATCTGGTCAAATGTCATTGGCAATCAATGGTGTTGCGATGGCAATCATTAATGGTGCTTATAATCGTTTTTCAATATTTGTAAAGAAAGGCATGACTATACAAGTAAGTGGTTCAGGTGGTGGAGGTTCATTCTATCCGCTTAGTTAAACCCCAATAAAAGATTTATTTTGTTCAAAAAACCAAAAAGGAGGAATATAAAAAATGTTTGCTTTAATTCAGTGTGTTAACGGGAACTTTAAGGTGCTTTCGGAGCACGGCACGAACTTCGAAGAGGCCCGCACGAGCTTCTACTCTGCGTGCGCTACACTGAGCAACGCCGCGGACGTAATAACTTCGCAGATCATGGTCGTTAACGAGTATCTGCAGCCCGTCGGAGGACTTTCCGCAAACATAGGGCACGACAAAGCCGCAGCAGAATAAGGGGGACGGTATGGACAGTATCGTTACTGCAGTAATAACCGGGGGGCTTGCGCTCCTCGGTGTAATAATAACAAACATGAGCGGGAACAAAAAGATAGAAAACCAGCTCATAACAAACCAAGCCGTAACAGAAACAAATCTTAAAAACCTCACCGACGAAGTAAGAAAACACAACAGCTTCGCAGATCGAATAACTACTCTGGAGGTTAAAGTGGAGAGTCTGGAGCGGGAAATAAAAAAGTAGGAGGTAAATACTATGCGTAATAAATGGGCGAGCCGCAAGTTCTGGTTATCAGTAGCGGCTTTTTTAGGGTCTATCGGTGCATCGATCGCGGGTATATCCACCGGCGAGAAGTGGGTTACTGTAGTCGGTATCGTGTGCGGTATGCTCTCAGCGGCTATTTACTCCGCAGTAGAGGCATATACTGACGGAAAGAACGGCACGGCGACGATCGAACACGTAATGAGCCGAAAGGACGAAGAAGTCGAAGACGACGAAGAAGACGACGAAAGAGAGCCCGCATAAATGGCAAGCGCTGAACAATACAATTTCATACAGCAAATAGCCCCTATCATCCAGCACGAGGCTATCGCACGGGGCTACAAGGTCTACTCTCCCATTATCGCCCAGGCGACCGTGGAGAGCTTCAAAGGCACTACGCTCTCACAGCTTGCCAAGGTATACCATAATTACTTCGGCATGAAGGCGGGGAGCTCCTGGAAGGGGAAGTCTGTAAACCTTGCAACAAAGGAAGAGGTCAAAGGCTCACTTATAGGTATTAAGTCATACTTCCGAGTATACGACGATATGCTCGCCGGCGTGCGAGGGTATTTTGATTTTATTAATACTAAAAGGTATGAGAACCTAAAGACCGCCACCACGCCGAAGCAGTACCTCGAGTATATTAAAGCGGACGGGTACGCGACAAGCTCCTCTTACGTTCAGACAAACTTAAACAGGATCGAGCTCTATGGCCTGACTAAATACGACCCGGGGCGGCAGATCACAGGGAACCCCTACCCGACTCCGTCCACAACGTTAAAGAACGGCAGCAGAGGCGAGGGCGTTAAGTGGCTACAGTATGCGCTTAAGCGGCTCGGCTTCGGCTTGAATATAGACGGCATTTTCGGAACAATGACCGAAGAAGCCGTTAAAACGTTCCAGGCAGAGCGGAGTCTCGTTATCGACGGTATAGTGGGCCCGATAACGCGGGCAGAGCTCACAAGAATATAAAACGAGGGAGCGGTCGGCAATACCTAACTCCCTCTGCGTTATAATACCTTTTGAAAGCATATCATGTATCATATCTTTTTTCAACTGCGTGTGGGCAGCCCTAACCCACACGCACATATCTAAATCCGTGTTGAATATCGTGTTGAATGGTTTTACATTTTAGCGTATTTTTGTACGAAATATCGAAAGAATGAACGACACATTGAAAACCCCGAATCCCTTTATTTATGCGGCTTGCAATGAAAAAGCCCCACCCTTGCGGATGAGGCTGTTTAATGCCGGCGGTGGGACTTGAACCCACACGCCACACCTCTTAAGTCCTTTATCTATCTATGTTTCTATTTTTCCGTGTTGAATATCGTGTTGAATGGTTTATTTTTTGTGTCGGACGTTTGTCCGAAATATCGGTTATTTATTCAACACGCGGGTTAAAAAGTTGAATGGAAAAGTGCTCGACTGCTTTATCATTAAAAAACTTGTTTTGGTCTGCGAGTGTATTCCTATACACTGCTTTAAGCGTTCCGTCCGTCGACCATCCTCCGCGCTCCATGATATACTGGTCAGGTACTCCGATTGCGTGGAGTATTGACGCTGCATAGTGTCGCAGATCATGGAAACGGCACTTAAGCCCCAGACGAGACCGAAGCCGAGCGAAAGCATCCGAGACTGCTGCCGGAGTGCTCCCGATCACGAACTCCTCGGGCTCCCCTTCTGGTATCATATCGATAAGCTCGACGGGAAGTGTCACCCAGCGGACAGAGTCCGACGTCTTCGGCATATCTTTATATATCCACTCGTTGTTTTTGTTTAGGATCATGTCAGAGTGAATATATACCGCCAGTTTGTCCCGATATACGTCTCTATGGCGTAGGGCGCACACTTCACCCCGTCGCAGAGTTCCGACTGCAGCCAGAGCCACAGCGAGCCGTATATCTTCCCTCGCGTTATCCATGAGGGCTTTTACCTGGTCGTCCGTGGGTACGTTATACGTGAGCGGCTTCCGCGCCGGTAGCGTGACCCTATAGGAGCGGTCAGAAACGACCGCCACGGCACTTATCACGAGGGCATAGATGTTTTTAACGTACTTCGCAGAATAAGACCGTGAGAGAGCAGATACCCACGTCTGAAGGTCTGCAGAGGTCAGCATATCGACCCGAAGGGCTTCGACCCCTCGGAGGTTTTTCCGATATGCCATATATCCCCTGATAGTCGAGGGCGAGAGTACCGCTTCCTTCGAGGCTATATACTTATCTACAGCCTCGCCGATCGTATACCCTCCTCCGTCGAGTCTGCTTTTGTCAGCGGCGAACTGCGCAGCCATACGCTCGGCCTCTGCTTTTGTTGACGCTGTAAAGGATCGCACTCGGCGCTTACGCTCCCCATCCACTACCTCGTAATGACTGAAGACTTGCACCCGCCAGCTCCCGCTTTTTAGTTTGACAGCTTTCCCCATCTTTTACCCCTTTTTCATATCTTCTATCATAGCCTCGTACTCTTCCATTGTGTAGCGTACGGACTTATAGCGATCCAGTTCCGAAAGCTCTTTAAGTCTCTTTAATGCTTCAGCCCTCCCGCTATCGTTAAGGCTATCGTATATATTTAAGAGTTCCTTTTGCTCTGGAGTAAGTTCCACAGGCTCCGCCGGTAGTGATCGGATATGCAGTTCCCGTTTAGGAACGTTGTACCCCATAAGCCACGCGGGGTTGACGTCGAGCACGTTCGCCAGAATATATATATTGTTTTGCTTCGGGTCATACCTCCCCGACAGATAAGAGCTCAAAGCACCTTTACTTATACCTGTACGCTCGCAGAGCTCCACCTGTTTAATATTCGCTTCACTTATCGCTTGTTTTAATCTCTCTGACGTTATGCTCATATTATCTCCTCCCTCTTACAATATACCTTAAAAGTTTAGAAAAAGCAACACAACAAACAGAATACCATTTAAAAAGTTTTGAAAGCTAAAAAATAACGCTTGACATAATTATTTTACCGCGTTATCATTTGTTTAGAAAACTAAACGAAAGGAGGTAAAAAAAGGATGTTTGACTACAACAAACTCCGCGGCCGTATCCGTGAGAAGGTCGGAACCGAGAACGACTTCGCGAAGGCTATCGGTATGGGACGGTCGTCTTTGAGCCAAAAACTGAATAACCGCGTCGAGTTTTCACAGAATGAAATCAAAAACGCGGTCGTAGTGCTGGAAATCGAAGACAAAGACATACCAGACTATTTTTTTGCAGCAAAGGTTTAGAAAACTAAAAAGAAAGGGGTCACTAGATGGACGCTACGACAGCTATCAGGGTAAGCATGGCTTGCACCAAAATAAAAAGCGTGTCGGAGCTGGCAAGGCGTACCGGGATCAAGTCAACGACAATGCACGGGCGCATGAGCCGACCCGAGACGTTAACACTCGCAGAACTGCGGCAGATAGCCAAAGTAACACGGATGAGCGACGAGCTGCTTCTCGCGGTCGTCAAAGGAGGGAAAAATGAAACGTAAGGCAGCAGAGTTAATAATCGCGGCACTTTTGGGAATGATAGCCGCTCAGGAACCGACGGAAGAACCGCATACAGAAACCGAAAGGGAGATTATAGAGCTCCCATGGGACTTCGGGATCGACGAGGAGCCAGAGCTTACCGAGTATAACATACAGTTACTCGCTCGCGTGGCTATGAGCGAAGCCGGTCGAGAGCCTTTTCTGGGGAAGGTCGCAGTAGTGACTACAGTGCTCAACCGTTGCGATAACTGGGGAATGAGTACGGAAGAGGTAGTCTACTCCCCTAACCAGTACTGGCTGGGCGACAATGGTACACCTTCCGAGGAGTGCTTCCGCGCGGTAGCCTTCGCGATCGAAAACCGCGATATCTTCCCCGACGACATGATGTATTTCAGAAAAAAGCATTATCACACTTTCGGAGAGCCCTACACACAGATAGGCGCTCATTACTTCAGCACACAAGGAGGTTATTAAGATGGCAACATTATACGACATTACAGGCCGCGCCCTCGCCCTTATGCAGATGGCAGACGACGAGGACATAGAGCCCGAGGTATTTAAGGACACGCTCGACGGGATCGAGGGCGAGTTCGACGACAAGATCGAGACCTATTGCAAGGTGATAAAGAATATCGAGGCAGACGCTAAAGCGGTAGCCGAGGAGCTTAAGAGACTGCAGACCAAAAAGAAGCACCTCGAGAACACGGTCTCACGGATGAAACAAACCATATACGAAGCTATGAAGCTCACCGGCAAGACCAGCTCCGGCGGGACGATACTCAAAGCAAGCATACAGAAGAACGGCGGCGTACTTCCCCTCATCATGGACGAACCGGTAGCGGAAGACCTTCCCGAAGAGTACAGGATAATCGAGTACAAGGCTGATAACGAAGCCATAAGGAAGGCACTTGACAACGGTATAGAGCTCCCCTTCGCTCATTACGGAGAGCGCGGCGAGTCTCTCAGGATCAAGTAGGAGGATAAGCAAATGAACATATACGAAAAGCTCGCGATCATACAGGAGAAGATAAGCGTACCGAAGAACAACGTAAACGACTACGGCAAATATAACTATCGCTCGTGCGAGGATATCCTGGCGGCTGTTAAGCCCTTCTTGAAAGAGACAGGTACAGTACTCACCCTCGACGACGAGCTCGTGCTGATAAATGAGAGGTACTACGTCAAGGCGACAGCTACACTCGTATCAGTCGAGGAGAAGGACGGAGCGCTCGACTCTATCACTAACTGCGCTTACGCAAGAGAAGCCGAGACAAAAGCCGGCATGGATCAGTCACAGATAACGGGCTCTTGCTCATCATACGCTCGTAAGTATGCTCTCGCCGGTCTCTTCCTTCTGGACAGCGAGAAGGACGCAGACACAAGAGACAACAGAGAACCCGAGGAACGTCCCACCGAGGAGAAAATGGCGAAGAAGATCACGGACACGCAGCTTAAAACTCTGCGAGCCAAGTGTGAAGCCGATAAGGTAGACGAGGCGTATATCTGTAAATCCTTCCACATTAAGGACCTGAAGGAGCTTACGGGCGCCCAGTACAAAGTAACACTCGACAACTGGGAAAAAGTTAAAACCAAGGGGGCGAAGTAATGGACTTTAGGGGCGAGCTGGTAACTGCTGCCAAAGACTGGAATACGGGAAAGTGGACGATAACCTTCTCTTGTGAGGAGAACGCCCTCCCCTACCTCGACGAACTTAAGGGGAAGGAGCTCGCGATCAGTGCTAAGAAGTACCGCCACAAAAGGAGCCTCGACTCTAACGCTTACGCCTGGGTGCTTATCCAGAAGATAGCCGAAGCGATCCACTCCGACAAGCAGACTGTATACCTCGATATGCTTAAACAGTATAGCAGAGCTTTCGAGCACATTATCGTAAGACCTGAAGCAGTCGAAGCCGTGACGCGAGTCTATGCTACTACTATCGACCTCGGAGAAGTCACCGTGGACGGACATACCGGTAGACAGCTCCAGATATACTTCGGCTCCTCGACCTTCGATACAAAGGAAATGAGCGTATTTATAGACGGTATCGTCGAAACTTGTAAGGAGCTCGGGCTGGAAACCCTTTCCCCGGATGAGCTGGAAAGGATGAAGGCGTCATGGAGTTAAAGAGCGCAATAGTCGAAGATATGGACGTCTGCATGGTATGCAAGCGCCCACGTCAGCAGATACACCACATTCTCGAGGCATACAACCGAAGTAAGTCCGAAACCTATCACTATATCGCCCCACTCTGCGCGGAGCACCATACAGGGCCGCATGGAGTGCACCACAATAGGCAGATGGACATACAGCTTAAACAGATGGCTCAAAGACACTTTGAGAAGACACACGGAACAAGGGAAGATTTTATAAAAATCTTCGGTAAATCATGGTTATAGGAGGATAAAAACATGAACATAGTAACCCTTATGGGGCGCCTCTGCGGCGATCCAGAAATCAGACAGACAGACAGCACTACAGTATGCAGCTATACTCTCGCCGTCGACAGGTTCGGCAAGGACAAGGGCGCCGACTTTATCAGGTGCAAGACCTTCGGCAAGAGTGCCGACTTCGCCGAGCACTATCTTAAAAAGGGTATGAAGATCGCAGTCGAAGGCCGTATAAGCACCGGCAGCTATACCAACAAGGAAGGCCAGAAGGTCTACACGACAGATGTAATAGTTAACGCTCACCACTTTTGCGAGAGCAAGGGAGACACTTCCACCGCTGCCACTGCTGCCGACGACGACTTTCTTAACGTTCCTGCAGATTTATCGGACGAGGTGCCCTTCGGGTGAGGAGGTGCCTATGTACTGTAGAACTGGCTTATCGCATACCAGGATAGACCACATATATAAAGGCATGATAGCCCGGTGTCATAACCCCAAAGCGATTAATTATCATCGATACGGTGGCCGAGGGATAACGGTATGTAATGAATGGAAAACAAATAAAAAGACTTTTTTCGACTGGGCTCTCGCCAACGGCTACAGAAGTGACCTAACACTCGACCGCAAAGACAACGACAAGGGCTACAGTCCCGATAATTGTCGCTGGGCGACTCCAACGGAACAATCAAATAATCGCCGCTCGAATAGATACCTCGAAGCCTTTGGAAAACGTCAGACCATGGCACAATGGAGCCGCGAGACGGGGATATCCGTAGGAACCTTGTACTCAAGACTTAAGAATGGCTGGTCTGTAGAGAGAGCGGTCTCGGAACAAATTAACGGAGGTAAATACAATGGCTAGTAATCAGAATGAACAGGTATTAACACACTTAAAGAACCATAAGAACGGTATTACCAGCAAGACAGCTTTCGAGCGCTACGGTATCACCCGCTTATCAGGGCGTATCTTCGAACTCCGTAAGATGGGGTACGATATCGAGACTGACCACGTCACCGAAAAGAACCGGTTCGGGCACCCTGTCACCTACGCCCGCTATAGGCTTGTGGGGTGAGTGTATGGTCTGGAGACATAATAACAAATATCACGCAAAAAAGACGATAGCCTTCGGTATGCAGTTCGACAGCAAGAAGGAAGCACGACGCTATCAGGAGCTAAAGATCATGGAAGCTGCGGGCAAGATCGAAGACTTAAAGACCCAGGTCAAGTTCACCCTACTCCCCGCCCAGAGGGAACCCGACACCGTCGGGCCCAAGGGTGGCAAGATCAGGGGGAAGGTAATAGAGCGCGAGGTCGCTTATATCGCCGACTTTGTATACGTTGAAAACGGTCAGATGGTAGTCGAAGATACAAAAGGCATGAAAACCCCGGAGTATGTGATTAAGCGTAAGCTGCTCCTCTACATGACAGGGATACGGATAAGGGAGGTTTAAAGGATGAACGCAACAACATATTTACGCCGTAAAGAAGCTGGTCTCTGCGCATGGTGTGGGAATAAGCTCACCGAGGGTTATAAGTATGTAATATGCCCCGAGTGCAAGGAGAAGGAAAACGAAAAGCGGCGAGCTCGCTGGAACCAGCGGAACCATGAAGAGACTAAGAAGCCCCGCCAGACTCCGAAACCCGTAGCTAAACCCCGTGTATCTCTGGACGATATGGTAATACTCGCAAGACTTCAGGGAGTGACCTACGGCAAACTGCAGCAGATCGAGACCATGGAACGGCTAAGGGGGTGAGGATATGGCTAAAAAGATAGGATGGATACCGCTCCACAGGTCTATACAGGAGTGCGTCCTCTGGGAAAGCGAAGACCCCTTCGATATCCGTAGCGCCTGGATAGACCTCTTACTCCTCGCAAACCATGAGGATAAAAGGGTCGTATTTGATGGAAAAGCTATCACTATAGGAGCTGGTCAAAGGGTAACAAGCCTCTACTATCTCGCGAACCGCTGGCACTGGTCACGGGGACGAGTGAGGCGATACCTCGACCTACTGGAAAATGAGGGCATGATAACACGAGTAAGTGACAACCGTAAGACCACTATAACCATAGTAAATTATAGGGCTTACAACGATATGCGGACTACTGACGATACTACCGACGGTACTACTCACGATACTACTCACGGTACTACTTATAGACCTACTCGTGAACCTACTCATAGACCTACTGACGGTACACAAACAACAATGATAACAATGATAAACAATGATAACAATGATAACAATGATAACAAAAAGAGAAAGGGCGCTCCCCGCTCTGCCTACGGAGAGTATAAGCACGTAAAGTTAACCGATGAAGAGTTTATCAGGCTATGCAACGACTTCGGAGAGACGGACACCCTGAAAGCTATTAAGATACTCGACGAGTACTGTCAGGAGTCCGGCAAGACTTACAAGGACTATAACCTTGTTCTGCGTAGATGGCCCATAGCTGAAGCGCAAAAGAATGTCAACAAACAGGATACAAAGGACGACGTTATCGCTCAATGGCTTAACAGGAGGAATACATGAACGAGACAACCTTCGCCACTATGGCGGCAATTATCAACAAGGCATACCCGAAGGATAACATACTCCCCGACGGCGACGCTATGGGTATCTGGTACGAGTTCCTTAAGGACCTCCCCGACGAGATCGGACTCGCTGCAGTGCGCGACTGGGTAGCTAACAATATCTGGCCGCCCCATATATCCGATATCAGGGAATACGCAGCCCAGCACGCTCTCGGAGATATATCCGACTGGGGCGAAGCATGGGAAAAGGTGCTTAAGGCTATCAGCTCTTACGGCTCATATAATGAACCCGAAGCGCTGGCAAGCCTCGACGAGATTACGAGGGACTGTGTTAAAAACCTCGGCTTTCGCTCTATCTGTTTAGCAGAGGAAGACCGCCTCGACTTTATCAAGTCCCAGTTCAAAGACTTATACAACCGTAAGGTAGAGAGACAGCTCCGCAGTATTAAGACCCCGCCCCGCCTCCAGATCGGAGCCAAGGGGCACCAGCTTATAGGAGGATAAAAGAATGATTAAGACAGTTTTTATATGTGACAGATGCGGTAAGGAAATAGAGCCCGGAAAAATGAGGGCTATCGCGATCCATGATATGGACGCCAGCGGCGAACTGGACGACGATAACCCCTTCGATGGCTGCCATTTCTGTAGTAAGTGTGTTAGCGAGATCATGGAAGTAATAACCAAGGCACCCGATGCCCCGAAGCGCGGACGCAAGCCCAAGGGGATATATACCAAGAACGCAAAAGCCATGATAGCCAAAGGATGAGGGGGACAGGATGAGAAAAGCGGGACAGAAAGGTAAATACCAGATAGATAAACATATCTTCTACTCCGTCCTCCACTACGCTTACAACTACAACGAGTGGGCGAAGCAGCTCTCGGGGCTGACAGATACCTCGAAGGCTATCACTTATAGCGATATGCCTAAAGGCTTCAACCCCGAAGCCGACCCCACCGCCGACCTCGTAGCAAAGCGTGAGAGGATACTCGACAAGATGCGCCCCGTCGAGGAAGCCGCAAAGGAAGCAGACGGCGACCTCTGGAAGTATATCCTCCTGGGAGTGACGAACGAGGACGTAACATATAACTCTCTCCGGGTCCTTAAAGGTATCCCTTGCGGGAAAAATGCTTACTACGAAATGCGGAGGCGGTTCTACTGGATACTCGCCCATAAGCTCGGGTATATCTGAAAGGGGGAATATATGACAGAATCCGAAGCAAAGAAGATGAAGGCGGAAGCCGAAAAGCTGACTTTGGGCAAGTGGTACGTTGGATGCCTAAATGGAAAAAGTGAAGAAGTGATGCTGATGAAAGACGTGATGAAAATTATAGATAAACACACGGACGAAGATATAAAGCCTTGCACGCCCAGGTATGCAGAGATATACAGAAAAGGATGGAATGAAGGCAGACGAAAACTTTTAGAAGCGATGGAAAAGGAAATAGCTTTTTGAACAACGATTTTATTGTGATTTTGAAAGAAGGTGAAAAATGAAAGTTTTGAGTCTTTTTGATGGAATAAGTTGCGGAATGGTAGCACTTGAACGTGCCGGATTTAAGGTTGAAAGATATGTGGCTTATGAAATCGACAAGTACGCAATACAAGTTAGCGAAAAGAATTATCCCCAAATAGAACACATGGGTGATGTATTCAAGGGTGACTTCACACAATACAAGGGTTTTGATTTACTATTGGGCGGTTCGCCGTGTACATATTGGAGCATAGCAAAGAACAACAGGGAAACAACACCCGATGGCATAGGCGGTCAGATGTTCATGCAATACGTCAGGGCATTGAAAGAAAGTGAGTGCAAGCACTTCTTGTATGAGAATAACTATTCCATACACCAAAACATAAAGGACTTTATATCTGAACAGTTAGGGGTGCAGCCGATTATGATAAATTCTGCACTTGTATCTGCACAGACACGAAAGAGATGTTATTGGACAAATATTCCCTTTTTAGGACAGCCACAAGACAGGGGCATAATGCTTGAAAACGTGATAATTGGGGGGGTACAGGCATTCACGGTCAGAAAAGTATGTGTATGACAGCGAGTTACAACGGGGCGGTATTGTGGAACAGTTTGGAGAGGAATCAACGGACAATGGTTGCTATGCCGTTAAGGTTGGACAGCAAGGAAAACTGATAACAGCAAACAATGGTAAAGCGTTGTGTCTGCTTGCCAGAGATTACAAAGGTTTTGGGAATCAACAGATGAACGGAGTTGCAGAAAAGCTATGATGAAAGTGCCAGAAGCCACAAAACAAGGCTATTGCGAAATTTTTAGGGGGGGTGGGTAGACTTAACCCAACCAAACAGCAAGACAAGAAGAGGTCGAAAGATGGTTGATAAAGCAAACTGTCTGACAACGGAAATGAATTTTTATCAATATTTAGGAAAGGCAGACGAGTTGATGAATGACGAAACAGACAACACAAAGCCGATAAGGTTAGGGAAGTATGAGAAATCAAAGTCACAAGGTTGCAGAGTGTATTCCGTTAAAGGAAAATCGGTCTGCTTGCAAGCACAAGCAGGAGGGGGGGGGAAAAAACTGGTTTATATAAGATCGACTTGCCCGATGGTGATTATCTGATAAGGAAACTGACACCGATTGAAGCAGAACGCTTGCAGACATTGCCCGACAATTACACAGAGGGCATATCAGACACACAGCGTTATAAGTGCATAGGCAATGGGTGGACAGTTGAAGTCATAGCACATCTGTTGAGAGGTCTGAAAGAAGAACCGAAAGTGAATCAAAACTTGCAAGAACACCAAATGACAGTTGAAGAATGGTTTGCAGAAAACGGAGAGAATCCAATAAAACGCTGATTTTCAGAAAATACTAAACAGAAGGGGGAAAGATGGAGCGACAGATAACAATAGCTGACTACCTGGGAGAGAAGGAACTCTCCGCGATGAGTGAGGTGGAAATGGTTAGCGAGGTCGGGAAACGTCTCGGCCTCTCCTTCCAGCCCCACGAACTCGGCGACTATCGAGCCAAGTATAAAAGGCTCGTCCTGACGTTGGAGTTATCCACCTACTACGGCTCAGACCAGACGATTATACTCTACGGCTACGACAACAAAAAGGAACTCAGCGGAGGCGGCGGACCAGCCGAGAGCATAGACGAAGCCGTCGAACGCTTAAAAAGGATCATAACAAGGGAGGCAGAACATGAGCAGAGAGAACGAAAACTGGGACATAGAAGGACAGCTTAACGTCTTCGACATACTCGCAGAGGCAGACAAGCCCGAGACTCCCCTCCCCGATCCGCAGACCTTCGTGGACTATATAGGGCTCTGCGAGTATTGTATGTGGTACGGCTACGGCTTATATGACAACATAACCCGCAAGCGCAAACCGGGAACCGAAGGGCTCCACTGTCAGTGGGAAGAAAAAAGCAAAGGTTTTCTCTGCATAGGCCGAAGCAAATGGAAGCCGGGAGTTTATTATATCCCCCGCCTCTGCGGGAACTGCAGAGAGTCGAACTGCTTCCACTACCAGAAAAAGCCACAGTATGACAAGGACAACGCCCAAGCCTTCCGCGATCCCGTCGAGGAGCCGAACATATACTGTACGCGGGAAGGAGGAAGCGTTAACAGGCAGTATCCTTACGAGCAGTTTTACGAGAAGCACTTCGGGGCTACGCTCTGGGACAGGCAGCACGAGTGGGACACTTGCGACGCATGGGTCAGGGATACCGACATACTAAAAGACGAAGACCGACATAAACCGGCATAAACCGGCAAACAAAAAATGAGGGACTCACGGGGCGTTTTTATGTGGTATCATAATACCGTCGATAGTTGGATGTAACCATCTAATGAGACCCCTTGTAAAGAGGCGCTTCGGACGGGGCGCCTTTTTCAATGAGGAGAATATATATGCCAAAGAAAAAAGACCCCACTCCCCTTAAGCAAAGGAGACCTGACCAACAGGGAACCCACCGGGGAGCGTTTGAAAAGAATAAGACCAAGATATTTAAAACCCAGAGCGTGTGTGGAATATGCGGGCTCCCCGTAGACTTCAGCCAGAAGTACCCCCACCCTCTGAGCCCCTGTATCGACCATATTATCCCGATCAGCAAGGGCGGCCATCCGAGCGACATAGATAACTTACAGCTCGCTCACTGGATATGCAACAGACAGAAGAGCGACAAGCTCCTCGCTGACGCGGGCAAGGCTGACACCAAGAAGGATATCGGAAACGAAGCTCTCCCCTGGTCGCTGGACTGGGAGGCATACAGGGTAGCAAACTAAAGCTGACGCAAAGAAAAAATATTTTTTTTCTAGGGAAAATAAGGCGGGGACGCACGCACACACCTATACAGATTACAACAGGCTTACTCCTTCTCGTTCCAAAAGCTGGGCGGCCTAACGGGGGGGGCATACCCTCCCCCGGGGGCGGTCTGGTGCTT